GTCTCTAGTGCTAAGGCTCCAAGGATTCTTATCCCCCTGTACCCATTATCTTCCTCCGCCCCTTCACGCTATTACAGCGAATGCAGGCAGGCTGATGATTTTCCGGGGCCCAGAACCTCGGATCATCAGGTCCGTTCGGTGGGTCAATGTGATCGACGCACTTTGATAAATGAGTACATCCCGGGAGTTGCAGCCTGCAAAATACATTCTCTGGTTGTCGAAGAAACCACGTGCTGTATCGTCTCCATCTCGATGTGTACCCGCGTTCATGTGCCGTCCCCCGCACCCGGTCATGCTTCGCTGCCGCCTCTCGTTTATGCTGTTCGCAGTAACGCTCTCGGGTCAGGTTCGGACAGCGTGGATAGCTGCAGGGTTTTTGTGGTTTCACGGGCATGTCACTTCACCGTCCATCCAGTTCTGTTCACACACCGCCAAAAGGGGCACACAACCTTCGTTCCAGCATCACTTTTCCAGACGCGCCAGTGGAAACTGCAGTTAGTCCGATTTACTTAAGCAACTACAAGGAATACAAAACTCAAAAGAAACTTTGTCTCCTGCAAAGTACAAAGATTTTATGGAGGTCGAATAATCGACCTCTTTCTTTTTGGCAAAATCATCAAAGCACGCCAGGCATACTACTCGATTTTGGTATTTTGGCGGTACGACACGATGCCAAACCTGATCATCTACATTAAAATTAAATTTATCTCTGCAACCGCAAACTTTACACCTTTGACGTAATGTAAACCACGCCTTGTAATGTATCCGAAACCACCTGATCGGTAGTACAAAGAAATGTTCTACCCAACGACTCACATGATTCACCTCATCATATTTATTGCTCTTTTGACAACTAAACATTCACATTACTTTGGTTCGATTAATATCGGGCGATTGTTCCGCTCGCCCGGGCGCCCGCGATCCGGACCTTACACCGATGCGGTCACGGTGTAAAGGGAGGAGGGGCCGGGCACTACGATCACCCTGTCGCCCTCTTTAGCAGGTCCGGCGTAATCTATGTTGTTTCCAAGTTGTCGCAATCATGACAAGTTTTCTCAGCTTGTCGCATTTTGAGAAAGATATACCCTCTTACATATAGGTGGCAAACGGGCGACAAATCTTTTTGTGTTTGAGTAATTTCTTGTCTGCCCTGGTCAAAATGTTGTTTACAGTGCCCTTCTCAACTCTCAAAAGCCTTGCAATTTCACTTCTTGATAAACACTGCCCGCGGGCCATGAGAAACACTTCTCTTTCCAGTTTGGAGAGGCACTGTAAGGCTGCCTCGATCCGTTCTCTCTCGGATTCCGTGATCGAACCTGCCTGCCCAATCACATTTGCAATAAAATATTTTTGGTATTTCAGCGGGTCATCAGTAAGGACCTCACGTTGATAGGCTGCTCGTCTTTCAATGCCGCGTTTGTTTCCCGGTCTTCGTCCAGTCTGCATCCATTCAATCGCATATTGCAGATCACTAGTCATACTTTCCAGGTGTTCACGATCTTCGAAATTCGCTTTCAGTTGCAGCGCCCGAACAATCTTCAACGACTCCCGGTATTGTTTTCTCAATTTCTTCATTCCCATCACCCCGCATGTTATAATGGGTTTGATAGGAACGTTCGTTTGCCCTGGCCAACCTCTCCCCAGAGATCCGGGGCCTTATTTTTGATCAGTCATAAACTTGATGGCTTGTTCAGACGCGTCCTTCAGTTTTTGAAAGTCCTCCACGTTGCCGCCGGCATCCGGATGTAACTGCTTTGCCAACGTCCTGAACCTATCCCTGACTTCTTCAACGCTATCCGGAATCCGATCGAAACCCAAGAATCTTAAAAAACTCGGTACCTCAATTGCTGGCGGCAGAAACTTCATTCCAGCAACCCACGTGCTTAAGTCATAGATCCCACGTTCCACCATTCGTGCCAAGTCTTCGAGGGCTAAAACAACCTGCGCAAATACATCCGAACCGTATCGGAGTTCTATCCCCCGTGATTTCGCCTTTTCCACGCTGTGTTCGAAACGGTATAGTTCCCCTTTGTATCGGAACTCGATCCAGCAACCATGGCGGTCCCAATTGAAATTAAATTCTTTAATACCTAAGCGTTCCATCACTTTTTCCAGTTTCTTTTCATAGGTTGCCGCATCACCGTATTGTTTCTTGATTGCCATCCCTACCCTCCTCGCATTTCTGATCAGCGATATAAAAGTTTCCCCATTCGTCCCGGGTCGGAAATCCGTCTGGACCAGCCGCTCGAACCTGATGTGCAGTACCGCACCCGAAGCAACCGATGATCTTGATTCCCTCCGGGATGTACATATTGGCTTTCTTACCACATCCCTGGTTCTTGCAATACAAACGCACCTTATAATGCGGCGCTCCGTTTTTCATCTTAATGCCGGTTCTCCAATATTCCGGCTCCGCCGCCGGTGCAACGGATGCATCTTCCGCAGCCGCCTGCTCCCGGAACCAGAAGTATTGGCATTGACCGTCTGGAACCGGATCCTCAAGCGACGGGACACCGGCCATCATCATCGTCTTCCTGGCCGAACAGTCTGCATGTCCCGGCTTGTCCCCGATCCGGCAAGTCTTACAGTGAACCTCGATGTATGTCTCGGCCAGGTTACCCCAAGCTTCCAGCGGGATATGCGCTACGGTTGCGCTTTCTGCGAATTTCTTGTATTCTCCTTTGGGGATCAGTGTCAGCGATGAATCCCGATAGAGTTTGGCGACCTTCAGGAACTCTTCGTCTGCACACTGTCCCTCAATCAGATTGTTGGCCCTGGTTAAAAAACTTTTCGTCTTTTTCAATTCCGTCAGCCACTCTTTTGGCCTTCCGTGTTCGGTCCAGTCCTCAATGATCTTGGCCAGTCGTTCTTCAAATGCTGACAGGTAGATCATCGATTCCCGATCCACTTTGGTGAAGTACCGCGTCATTGAAATTCACCCCTTCCTATGCGCACCTGGTGAGTGTCCGAATCCTCATTTCCCTCTGTACATATTGCTCGAACGTCATCTCCAAGATCCACGGTTGATTTTTGGCAACGTACTCACTGCTGTAGAACTCACCTAAGCTGTTCAGGAGATCATCCGGAATCAAAATCAGATCGTTCACGCTGTCCCCTCCTTTCCCGTGTGCAATTTGAACAACAATCCATACGCATCCGACTTTGCTCGAACACACGAGTGACAGAGTCGTTCGGGTTCTATCAGCTCCACCCATCCGTTACGTCCTTCCGGAAGCGGGATGTGTTTTACTTGGTGCGCATCCGGTCCGCCGCATTCCTGACAGATCATTCAACCACTCCTTTCGAAACAATCGGATCCAACTTCTCGATCGCAATCTCCAAGTGTTCTCTAACGTCTGAAATCGTATGTTGAACTTCCAAATCCCGTCCGTTCACAACCAAGTAAACATTGAGAGTTTCGATAGACTTGATTGTCTTCTGCAGCTGCCGGTGAATCGAATCAATTCGCCCCTGTTCGTGTTTGTTCGGTTGGCTCACGTGAGATCCCCGCCTTCCAGTCCAGATTTTTATATCCCATCCGTTCCAACTTCCCGCGAACTCCTAACGCACTTTTTCCGAGTTTCGCGGCAATCGTATCGATGCTGTACCCTTTCCGGAATAACTCAAGCAGCTGCTCAATCTCTTGCTCCGTATACTTGACGTGATTGTTCAGTCTTACCGGTCGGGCTTTGATGTTGAGATCTTGCAGTCTCCGTTTCACCGCTCCTTCCGATCGTCTCAAGGCTTTTGCAATTTCCGGATAGGTGTACTGATAGGCTTTCACCATGCTGATCAATAATCGATCATCCTCTTTGGTCCACGGTCGGCAGCCTTTGTTGTACTTCAACTGGTCCGCTTTCCGCTTTTCTTTTACCCATTCCGGCTCCGGGCCCAGAATATTCGGCTCCACTCTTGCAAAGTTCAGCAGATGCTTGTATTCTTCTGCCCACTTCCAAAAGTCTTCGTATCTGACAACCAAGATCGGTTTCTCGTTGGCAAACACTTTACTCTTGGCGGGGAATCCGTATCGTTTAATCCAATGCTTTACCAGGCTGTAGGACGTGTTGATTGCCAGAGCCAATTGGTTCACTGTGATCCCATCGTAGGAAAGAAGATTTCGACCCAATCCAAGGCGATCAGCTTTTATTTTGACAGCATTCACGCTTTTGCCTAAGTATTTTGCGATCGCCTTAATGCTCACAGCTCCCCATCTTTCCTCGAGATACTCGACCTGATCTTTTGGCCATGCTGCAGGCATTTTGATCACCCCTCCCTCTCCGTTACTCTCGAAATTCTTGCCTTCAATGCGCTCATCAATCGGTCTTGCGTACCGCTCTTATCCTCCAGCGCTGAGATCACGTCCTCATCGACGCCACCCTCGACAGCCAGATGGTGCACGATCACTTTTTCCGTTTGCCCCTGCCGATGCAGCCTTTTGTTGGCCTGTTGATACAACTCCAACGACCAGTTAAGCCCAAACCATATCACGTGATTGCCGCCCTGCTGCAGGTTAAGGCCGTAAGCGGCGCTGGCCGGATGCGCGAGAAGTATGTCAATCTTCCGGTCGTTCCAGTCCGTTTCGTCCTGCGGCCCTTTCAATTCTCGGACCCGCAGTCCGGATCCCGATAACGCTTTTTTGATTCGGGCAAGATCATGCTGGAAGTTATAAAATACTAATGCTGGTTTTCCGTTCAGCCCTTCCACAAGCTCCAAAAACGCCTCGATCTTGCTCCGGTGGATCTCAACAACTTCTCGGTTTTCGTTGTATACTGCCCCGTTGCACAGCTGTAGCAGTTTGTTCGTCAACACTGCCGCAGTGCCAACGTCGATCGTCGTCTCGTCCACCTCAAGCAGCATTTCGCGTTCCAGTGTTTTGTACGCTTCCTGGGCCTTGCTGTCCAACACGACGGGTACAGTGATCGGGAGGTAATCCGGTAACTCCAGATAATCCTCTGCCTTCATGCTCACGCAGATATCACCGACCAGCTGCTGAATCACATCGTCGGCTCCCGGTTTTGGCGCGTAGCTGAAAACATGATCCCGATCGCGCTGGTCCGGCTCAAAGTACCTCTCCCGGAATCCACCGATCGTCTTACCCAACCGCTCACCTTGATCAAGCAGGTACACCTGCGCCCACAGATCCAGAAGCCCATTCGGGGCCGGGGTACCCGTCAGCCCAACAATCCGCTTTATGTGTTTTCGTACCCATGTCAGCGCCTTGAATCGCTTCGCCTGATGGTTCTTGAAGGACGAAAATTCATCCACCACAACCATGTCAAACGGCCAGGCGTTGCGGTAATATTCCACCAACCACGGTACGTTTTCCCGGTTGATGACGTAGATGTCTGCCGGTGTATTCAACGCCCGAACTCTCTTTTGCCAAGGTCCAAGTGCCGGAACGATCCGAAGCAATTGCAGGTGTTCCCACTTTTCGGCCTCTCGGCTCCAAGTCGACTCGGCCACCTTCTTTGGGGCGATAACCAGCACTTTGTTCACGGCAAATCGGTTGTATTTCAGGTCGTTAACGGCAGTCAGCGTAATGACAGTCTTCCCAAGCCCCATGTCGAGAAAAAGTCCTAAAGCCTCGTCGGTCAGCAGCCGGCTGATGCAATACCGTTGGTAGGCGTGCGGAATGAATTTGATTCGCGGTTTGATGTTTTGTGCGGTTGCAGCCATACTGATTCCTCCTACTGGACGGCGCTACTGTACTTCCGGATAAACTCATCCACACCTTGCTTGCTATCGATCACAACCACTGGGAAACCGAGTTTCCGGATCTTCTCCCCCTGTGCTTGCTGCAGCAAGGTCGGCTTTTTCCCGGGCGCTTTCAACTCTGCAAAAGCCGCCCGGCCACCCGGGAATAACACCAGCCGGTCAGGCACTCCGGCGTTACCGGGCGACACGAATTTATACGCCCGCCCCCCTGCAGCCCTGACTCGCTCCCGGAGATATTGTTCGATGCCTCGCTCCCGCACGATCGATTTCATCCCTTGATACCCTCCCATGCTCACATTGACACTTTGACGAAAAATCCCTATATATACGCGCGTATAGGCGTATTAGGCGTATGGTATAATACTTTCTCTTTGTTTTTTATGTTTAATAGATTAAGTGTCAATAGTGTCAATAAAATAGAATAATCCTTTATTTCATGCAGTTTTTTCGATTGACACTTTTATTGACACTTCGATTGACACTTTAAAATCTGTCAATAAATATTCTGAAAATTGATTGACACTTTAAAATCTGTCAATCGCGAAGTGTCAAGTGTCAATAAGCTGTTTTCTCTTGAATCCACGCTGCACATTATAGGGGCCGAAAAGTCCTCTATAGGGTTCCCATTCTGGAATCGAGGCCAGTATTCCATTGATCTCGCGTGCATCCGCCTGCTTCATGTATTTGATATCTGCTCGGAAACATTCGCACCAAATCTCTGCGGCGCATATTCGGTCGCGCGGCCCCGTAGGGCTTTCATGGGGCTTTCCGAACTCTCCAGACCAGTGCAGTAGTCTCGTCGCTATGTCTCTTTTGTCCCAATCAGGAGGAATCGGTCTTGCCGCGAAAGCCCTGATAATGCCCTCCTTGGTACTCGTTTCCCTGTGCGCTTCCTGTTGTTGCTTCGCTATTTCTTCTGCATCTCCGGATAAATATAGAGGCTCCCCCAGCTGCCAGCGAACAAAAGCTTCCGCATAGATCTGATCGACTTCACCTTCCAGATCACGAAAAACGCTCTTTGTTGGCGTAAGCAGTCCGACATCTACTGGCCAGAAACGCCTGTTTCCAGTGCGATCCCGGAGAAATTCGCTGTCATTGGTTGTACCGAAGAAGACGCACCGGCGCGGATATGGCATCGTGCGCTTGCCATATGCCTCCCGGAATATATCTTCCGTTCGGCTGAGAAATTGCTTGACGGCGTTCGCTTCAGATTTGGTCATCCCGGTCAATTCCCCGATTTCGTTGACCCAGATGCCCTGGATCATTTCGGAAGCTTCTTTGCCTTCGAACGTTTGCAAACTGTCGGAGTACCATCTCTTGCCCAGCAGTCGTAAAAACGTGCTTTTCCCTAGTCCCTGCGGCCCGGCTAGAATCGGCATATAATCATATTTGACGCCCGGTTGCATGGCTCTGGCGACGGCTGCAGTGAATGATTTACGAGACACGGCCCTCGTGTAGACATTGTCCTCCGCGCCCAAGTAATCCCGCAGTAATGTATCCAACCGAGGCACACCGTCCCAGCTTAATCCTTCCAAGTAACTCTTGACGTCATTAAACCGATTCTTATGCGAAACCAGCTTTAGCGCGTGATTGATTTTAGTTTCAACACCGAGCCCGTATACTCTCTCCAAATAGTGATAGATGCCGGAATCATCAGTATCACTCCACACCCTTCGCTCATTTCGGTCATCCCACGGAAGCGTACCCAGCACAAGTCCTCGGTTTGAAAATTCGTCATACGCAATCTTCCCCTTCAGCAGCGGATCATTTTCTAGGATGATCAGTACATTGTCTGTCGTCTTGGCTGGAGTGCCGGTGGTTTTGCTGACGGCTAATTTACCGATCCAGTTAGCGTTATCATCCGGTAGTGTGGAAAACTCCTGCGTAGCTTGTTCGTATCGTTCCTGATTCAGCAGAGCCGTCACAGATGCGTCACTCACAGCAAACTCACACATGGCTGTGTAGGACGGCAGTTTGTTTGTTGGTGTGTCTTGTTTCGCGTCGTCGTCCAGATCCCCAAAGCGATGCAGCCGGATCAGATCAAACGCGTTGACCAGCCGTCCGCTGCACGGATCTGTGGCATGATGAGAGTAGAGGAAAGCGCCGTTGTCGTAAATCACGGCCCCGCCTGTTGTGCTGCCGCCGGTATATGTAAGCCTTCCTGTTCCGTCATCGGTCGGCGCGTATTCACCAGGCAGGAAGATTTCCACGGCCCTATAAATGTCATACGTTTTGCAGAAAGCACCGACGATGCCGTTTTTCGTCGTCGGGTCCCCTTGTTTTGCTGCGAGCCGGACATGCGCTTGCTGTACCCCCGGAACCTCCGGCCATTCGGCCACGTTGCGCCAGTCCGTATACATCGCCAGAAGGCCGTCAGCATCCAGGAATGGTTTGTCCCCGAAATGATAGATATATTGACTGTCCGCACTACAGGAGGGCCAATACATGAGCCGTGACGCCTCAAATGTGGTCGGATCGCACAGTTCCATGCCGATAATGCTTGCCAGCTTTCGTGCCAGCGGCTCATACTCGTCTGCCGTGGCCGTACGGTTGAGCGGAACGAGAACCCGAAGCCTGGGCTTTGCTTCCTCGTGCTTACGGGTGGAGTATAGCGCGTAAGCGCACCCCAATCCGTCTATCCTCCGGAGGGCGTCTTGTGTTCCTCCCGGTTGAATATTGTCCAAGTCCAGGGTAATGATGTCTCTTCCCGAGACGTTGCTTGCCTTGCGCCGGTTTCCCGCCAGCGTACCGGCCACGAAACCTCCAACGTCTTTCAGGTCATCCTGTTTGGATTTTGGTAGTTTAAGATATTCTGCCAGCGTTTCAGTTCCTCGCGCGGGAGTGCGCAGCCGTTCGACAAGCTCCGACCAGTAGAGCCTTTGTGCAGGCCAGTGCGTCGCCTTGCGGCTGCCAGCGGCCGATATCGTTATTTGTCTGTCATATTGCAAAGCGATCACCTTCATTCATCAGGGCATGGGACCAAGGTCAAACAGTTCGAGCGTTCCGCGTCCGCCATGTTTGGTTGTATATTCCATGACATACGTTCCACCCGATCCTCCAATCACTTGCGAGGATGTGATTTCAATTCGTTTCCCGATCTGCTTCATGAAACCGTCCAGCACTCGCTTGTGGATGTATATAAGCTCCCCAGCATGGGCGGACGGCAGCTCTGATCGAGGACGAGAGCGCTGTTTCTTCAGCCATTCCCGACGTTTTGCTTCTTCGCGCCGCCGGGCCGCCATCTCTGCTTTCTCGTGATCCCGTTGTTGTTTGATCCGTTCTCGTTCGGCCTTTTGTTTTTCCCGCTCCGCCCGCTCCTGATCGAGCTGCGCTTTCGTTTTCCGCTTTGCCTTCATCCTATCCCCTCCGGGTCTCTTATTAATCCTTCATATAGTAACCCGTCACGAACCCGGCGGCTTTCAGCGGAAGTCCCGGCGCCCAACTGATTGGAGCCCCCATGATCGCGTTCACCGCGTCGATGTCGGCTCTACTCTCTGGCGCGTCCAGCACTACTTCGTCATGGATATGCATCACAGTCTGGTATCCGGTTGTTGCGAGACGGGTCAAACTTTCGGCGAGGCAATCGCGTGCGATCGCTTGTGTCACGTTCTCCACCAGCTTTCCACCGTATGTCGGGACGACTTCCCATTTCCGGGTTTTTTGGTTGACGCCGTGGTAATGGAGGGCTTCGCGTCCCAAATCGTTTTGATGAAGAAACGGCCGGGCGTAGAACAGTTTGCGCCCGCTGGGCAACGTGATGGTTAGGAAATCCTGTTGTGTATCGTAGTCACCCTCTCGGGCGAGTATTAGCCCCCGGACTCCGACCGGATACCCGGAACGCATAACATCCAATGCTGCGTTTTCCAAGCTGTACCACAGGTCCATAATTCTACGGTTTGAAGATCGCCACCGCCGAACGATGTCAGGAAGCTCATCTTCCGTTAATCCCATATCCAGTGCACCCATTGCGATGAGCGCCCCGGGTCCGCCTTGGTAGCCGAGGGCCAATTCCGCCACCTTTCCCTTTTGCCGCAAATCGTATTCTGGATTCCCTTTCGCTATTAATTCGATCGGCACGCCGAACATCTGAGATGCGGAAGCTTCATAAATTTTTCCGTGTGTTGCGAATACGTCGAGCCGCCATTGCTCCCCGGCCAGCCATGCGAGAACGCGTGCTTCGATCGCAGAGAAGTCTGCAACAAGAAACACATGTCCTGGCGACGGTACAAATGCTGTCCGGATAAGCTGGGACAAAGTGTCTGGTACATTACCATAAACGATTTTGAGAACGTCGACCTTTTTGGCCTTCGCACACTCCCGTGCGTGGGAAAGCGTCTCCAGGTAGTTGCGCGGGAGATTTTGCACTTGAACAAGCCGGCCGGCCCAGCGCCCCGTCCTGTTGGCTCCATAGAACTGTAACAGCCCTCGGATCCGTCCGTCCGAGCAAACGGCCTCGCGCATAGCTTGATACTTTTTGACGGAAGTTTTGGCCAACTCCTGACGAATCTCCAACACTCTTTTTACTTTGCCTTCCTCAACCGATTCGATCAGTTTTGATACCGTGCCCTTCTGCAGGTTATCCACTTCCTCACCGATCTCCTCGGTCAGCCATTCTGTCAGCTGCTTAACGCTTTTCGGGTTGTCTAGTCCAGAGAGCTGAATAGCTTCTTCCATCAGCTCTGCCGTAATATCCTCATCAATTTGCAACGCTCCCTCAACTACGCCTATGTCCACGGCAACACCGAATGCGTTGATCCGCTGATCCAGCTCCCACAGCCGTTGCTCTTGCTCCGGTACCGGAAACGCCGACAACCGCCGCTCGATCTCCATTTCAGTCACTACGTCCTGTCGGCAGTAATCTTTGAACAGTTGCCATTTCTCCGGCTCATGATGCGGCAATGTGCGTGTGCGATTTCCGTTTGATTTGGTTGGCTTCGTAGGTATGCAGAATGTCCGGATCAGCGCGGAGCCGATACCCATTTTACGTTTGTCTTCCGGAAGTCCCAATGCCACGGCTGTAGCAGCCAATCCTGCCGTGTATCCGCAGTAGAGTCCATGGACCATGGTGCAGCTCCACTGTTCGACTGGCGAGTAATAGAACCTGTTCAGGCAGTACCATTCAAAAGAAGCGTTGTACGCGTGCTTGATAACGTTCGGATCTTGTAACGCGACAACGATCTCTTGCGGCAGCTGTTCGCCCTGCGTCAGATCAATGACTTGCACCGGTTCACCGTCCCAGGAGTAAGCGAATAAAAGGATCTGGAAGTCGGCGGACTGCACATATTTGTACAATCCCGCTTTTTTAATGTCGACGCTGCTAAACGTCTCAATGTCAGTGGATAAGTGTCTCATAACCCCATAACGCCGCCGTTAAGAGGCTTGCCAGTGATCGGATCGTATTGGACCGGTTGCTGCGGTTGTTGTGGATATGCCGGTGGTTGTTGGCCGTAGCCCTGCTGCGGTGGATAAGCAGGAGCTGCAAACGGATAACCAGGTTGCGGATATGCCGGCTGTTGTGCAGGCTGCTGCGGGTATGCGGGAACTGAGGGCGCATAAGCCGGAGCCGTGGCAGCTAAGCTGGCGAAATCTTCAGCAGCAGAACGTCCCCCAGCCAACGGCTCTCCGTCCTCAAGTTTCTGCACGTTACCAAGTCCGCAACCAACACCTTTCTTACCGTTTGAGTTATAGGCAAAGAAACGGATCGAGACGCGGCCATAGCATCCGGAATAAATTTCAGATTGATTCATAATCGGATTGAGATTGATGTCGACGATATCAGGTCTGCGATCAGCTTTTGAGGATGCCGTCATTACCCAATGTCCTTTGCATTCAGGTCCAAAAGGCATACCGTCAGACGGTTTCACGCCATCTCCGTCATGGATCGGGAAATGGATTTGCGGAGGGCGAACGCCGTTCCATGGTTTTGAAATTCCCTCTTGGATTGCGGCGTTAATTGCGGCATCAATCCGTTGCTTCGTTGCGATGTCTGACTTAGGGATAAGCAGTGTCACGCTATATTTCGGTTCTTGTCCTTGCTGCTTCGCATAAGGTGTAAACAGGTGAACAAAGCTCAGTCTTACTTTACCGGTTACTACTCGTTGCGCGTCTTGGTTACTCATTCTCATTACCTCCTAAGGTTTGGTCTGAATTCACTCTTGTGAATTAAAATCGCTCCAAGCAGAATACTTGTCATCCTTAGCAAAATCATCAGCTGCTGTTACTCGTGTAATCGCATCTCGTTTGTCACTCATCAACGCAAGAGTCGGTTTGCCGGGTTCCACTTTAACAAGTCCTGGTTCTTCGAGTAGTTTTCGGTATTCCGCTTTTCCGAGTACCTTTTCAACCTGAGCCACGGTCAACGGCTTGCGTTCGTAAAGCATGGCTTCTTCAATTCCGTTTTCCGTAAGTCGTTTGAACGCATCATCGATGTTCGTGTACTGGCGCGATCCGCGTCCCTCAACGGCTTTCCAGCCGGTAACATCACCTCCCTTGAGGATCTCAGCCAGCGCATATTCCTCCAGGTCGGATACCCACTTGGCGAGTCCCCGGGCCCGCTCCAGGATCTGCCCCACTTCCTCGTTGGAGATCAGCGGCGGGACCATCTTATTGAAATCCTCCAGCGCCGTGTAGTGTTGTGTGCGTGCTCTGCAGGTGTGCCGTGCCCGGCAAAACCGGCAGTGATCACCAGGTACAAAGTCCCCCTCGCCAGCGAAAGCTTTTTGCGCGATAGGTTTGATAGACTCGCCCCACTCGAGGAGTTCAGCGATCGACATCTCATCCTCTGAAATGTCATCCAGACGCGGTTGAATGATCGCCATTTTGACCTTCTCGATCGGATACAGGAAACTGTACTCTGTATAGGCTCCCAGCGCGTACAGACGCATTTGCGGGTTGCCCACAGCCGAAACCGGTACGCCTTTTCCGTACTTCAGATCGTTGATGTACAGAGTGTTTCCCGCGATGATCACGCAGTCGCCAGTACCGAACCCTTCCGGTGCATAAAAGCTGTAATCAAGCCGTTTTTCAATCGCAACATAAGGCGGCGTTGTGAAACCGTGAACGATACCCTTGATATAGTCCACATAGGTGTCCGTATGCCGCATCATTTCATCCTGGTACAGATCGTCCGCTTGCAACTCTTTCAGTTTTTTGTTGAAGGTCCTTACTCCCATCGGCTCGACGAAATGCTTGCGCAGCTTAAGTTCGGCGATCGCGTGTGCCAGCGTGCCTTCCGCAGCGTACTCAGATTCTTGGTCAGGAAACTGCTCTTCTAAGCGCGCGGATGGCGTACAATGCAACCATTTGTGCGAGCTGGAGGCGGAGAGCAGTGCATGCGCTCTCTCGCCTGCTACCGGTACTGCAGTGCTCACAGGACAACCTCCAATCGTTCACTGACTTTCGGAACGGATGTTTCGCCGAGAATGAATTGAACATCTATCACATCGCCAGTTTTGAGATCGTGGAAATGGCTCTCGATATACTGATGCGCGGTGTACATGGTACGATTCGTCCATTCATACGGATCATTCGCAGACAGACAATCATGCAAACGTGTCACCATGATGGAGGTGGGATCGACATAGTTTTGATATCCCGCACGCCCGATCAGATAGGCTTCTTCATAGATATCTGATGTAAGCAGTGTCGCCATGACCGGGATGAAGGTTCCAGCGTCTCTGATCTCAAACAGCTTGGTTACGACACTCATATTTTCGCCCCCATCGCGCGCAGCTGCGTGGCGAATGCGCCGTACTGCTCTTTGTGCAACGCGGTTAATGCTTGTACACCGAACGAAGCGAGCAACGAAACCAGTTCAGCTCTACGTCCGGCATCGACAAGCTGCGTTGCAGCTACTGCCAGTTGCTCCATGGTGTAGGTTTGCGCTGCAGTGGGTACCACCGGCGCTGGTGCCGGGGCTACAGGCGGCGCCGCATAAGTTGGTGAAGGCACTGCAGACATCGGTATGACAGGCGGTGCGGCAGGTGGCGGTGTTACAGGTGTAGTTGCAGCAGCCTGTTCAGTTGCCACAGTTGCTGCTGCAGCCGCCACGTTTCCAGTTAAGGCCGTGGCCAGGTTGTTGATCGCTTGCGCCAACTCCGGCGCTTGGATATGGATGGTGATGTTCATTAAATGACCTCCTCATTCTTGGCACATGTATTACAAAGACCATGAATACGGTCCTCGTCGGTCAGTTCATCCGCACATACGATGCAGTTGGGTTCCAGGTTTGGTTTGGACAGTGCGCTCCCCTCCCCTTTGTGATAAAATAGAAACGTAGATTTTCTCCTTGACGGAGAATCGAAGGCTTAATCGTGTATAAGACGATTAGGCCATTTTCTTTTTTCTGAGCTGCATCCATTTCCACTGAGTAAGCCTTGCTTTGACTTCCAGCATCTCCAGCTGTTCATCGATAGATAAAGAACGCCATTTCCAGATAATCACGTTCACCGATTCACCCCCAACCTGGCCTCCATAATCACTTGAATCACCTTTTCGCGCTGTTGATGGATCGGACACATCGCGCAGACAACGCCACAGTTCTCCATCTTGTGGATCTCACATCGACCGCAAGCCATGTTCAAAGCGTTCAGCTGCTCGTCCATTCCATTTCCTCCACGCGCTTGACGTGCTCTTTGGCCTGGTTTTCGGTGTCGTATGCTCGCAACACGATGTCACCAATAAGCACAACCCATTTCTTAACCCTGTCATCCCATGCATATCGAACCGGCACTCGATCACTCCCCTTTCAAATACCCTCTTTCCTTCAGTTTCTGTCGGTGCTCCCGCCAGATCCCGACCCATGAGACCGAGTATTCCTTACAAACAACTGCTACAAAGTGGCTGAGAGCGACAATCGCATCGATGGATTCCAGCAGGACCTTCTTGATTTCTTCTGAGGTATTTGACTTGTTAGCGATTGACGTCTTCCGGATCCACTGAGTCGCCTCTTCCAGTTCTTCGAGTGACTTTTCTTTGACAGCTGATCGATGCAAATCCACATTGTTAAGCTTTGTCACCCAGCTGCCGCCGGTCATTTCCGCTGCGACCTCCATCGCATAGAACCCGGAATCCAACGTCTTAACCGCTCTTGGTGCCACGTCTCTTGGCAACTTCCGCCGGCCGGCCTCAATCTCCGCAACCATCGAGCGCGATAGATTGATATGTTCAGCAAGTTCTTTCTGTGTCACGCGGCTCCCACGCTCTTCCGCTTGGATAGTTCCGATGCTCATTCCCTTCCCTCCTTCCAATCTGTGACATCGACTTGGTTCTATGTCACTTCTCCGAGTAGTACGATAGGCTTGTCCTCAAAAAAGCCCCGCAAAATCCTATCACTTCTCCGTACATCACTCCTTTCGCGTGGCTGCTCGGCCCCTCACCGGGCAGCTATATTTTCACAATGTCAATCCCGACAGTGCGAAGTGCTGCGATACAAATCGCCTCCGGAGCAGTTGCCGCGTCCGCTGAAAATTCTTCAATGTCAAAATCATCATGTTCATGATTTTCAAAACCGTGAAATCGCGTCAAATTACAATGCCATTTCCCGTCTGTCCCGTATAAAAGGCTCACGAATTCGAATTGATCTTTGATCTTCTCTATCACTTGCCAAGCGTATGATATTAATTCCGATGGTTTCCAAGCATCGTTCCAATGAACAAACTCATCGTTGGTGTTATACCAAAATCTCCCTAACGCTGTATCATGAACCTGCCACCCCATCACCTTTTCGGCGACGAGTGCATTCCGTTCAACCGGTGCCAACCGATCCCATTTATACATCACGCAGTTTCACCACCCTCCAAAATCGCCGCGCGCTCCTTCCGCAGCATCTCAACTCGATCCATGATGTCCACCCTACGCCATGGAGATGTTTCTTTTCGTCCGAATTCAGCTGCCAATCTCGCATGCTCGCGCGCAATATCGGAAAGGCGCCTCAGTTGGTCGTCTGGTAGCTGGTGGAGTTTTGTGTTCATGCTGGCTCACCACTTTTCCAATTCTGGTTTTCTTGCGAAGCCATCCACGCATCCAGCGCGTCACGGCGGAATAGGATTTTTCGACGGACCCGGACGTGCGGGATCTGCTTTTGGCGGACCATATTGTAGATGGTGTCCGGGTGGCAGCCGATGTAGGCGGCGGCATCGGTGACGGTCATCGTGACTTTATCCATGATCACCCCACCTTTTGGTTCAACATCTTGTCTGCCACCCGGATCGCATCTTCCAGGCAGCCTGTTTTCGCGAGATATTCCGGGACCGATAGATCACGCAGCCCGTTTTTGAGTTTGAAGTTTTCGACCAACATCGTGATGTTCGTCCGATACGCTGTATTGTAGGCCGCCCGGAACTCATGCCAGGCTTGCGAAAATGTCAAACCTCTGTTGGCAGCATACTTCCGGATCATGGCGTTCAGCCGCTGCTGCAGATTGCCGAGGATATCGATCTTATCCATGTTGTCGATCCGGTGATGTGCGGCTTGCGCACGCTCCTCGATCTGTTCGACCTTGGTTTTCAACTCTTTGACAGATTGCGCTTGCATGATGATCAGGTCTTCAAGAGAGGTAGGCACCACATACACACCAGTTTTGCGAATGTCCGGCAGAACTTCATGAGTAACCCACCGTTTGAACTGCTTCGCTTCTTGTTTGCGGCTGCCAAGCACCAAAGAATAGAGACCTGGTTCATTGACTGCGGCCATTTGTTGTGTTCCGCCAGGGGTGTCGGTTAAAACTACACCCTTTTCATCCTCATCAATCCGGTTAAGAGCATCCCGGCCGTTTGCAATCTCCAGAATGTCGCACACATCCCGGGCCACGAACCACGGTTCACCGTCTTTGATAACGGTGCGGAGCCGGGAACCGTTGTAATGGAAGATGTTTTGAAGTTGGTTCACGCTCTCATCTCCTTTCAAGGATTTTCCACCTTCCGCGCAGAATTGGTTTGTTGTCCAGACTTACCAATCGAAAGGGAAGGGGGTGACGAAATGTACAAGTGCGCGTTGTGCACACACGAATTACAAAAGCTTACTCGTGGACCTTTTGAGGCCGAACACTTCTATGCTCTTCCGGCGCTAGAAGTCGATGACCAGGGAAGCTACTACAGATCTCAGGAAAGAAGTCTGTATTTGACCGCCTGGATGTGTCCCAACTGTAAAAACGTTCAATTCTTTGCTGCAAAAGCCACAGGAGAAATTCAAGAAGGGCGTATTCGTTACAGCAAGTGATACCCATCAACCTGTGCAGCTATTGATTCCGAATCGACCAAACATTGTCCGCAAACTGGGCAAAACTTGAACAATGGGCTGTACTCTTTATTGCAAGATACACAGCTTTTGATAGCCGTCGTTGCAGCGGCGGCTTTTTCTTCCCTCAGCGAAATTTCCAATTGGTTCATCTCACCCAGGAGCCGCTTTTCGACCTCTTTCGCGAACGCTGATTCAAAAGAGTTTTTCGAACGCATATACAACTCGTAGACAGCGTCTCTGGCAGCCCCGTAAGTGAACGAACTTTCTTTGATCTCTTCGAGCTTCCGCTGAACCAACTGATCGAAATGATTTTTTAATTCCTCCAATCCCTTCACCCCCTACGCCGTGCTGGCGGATTGATTAGCAGGCAATCCTCCCTTGGTGTCTAATCTTATAATTAGGGCACCGTGTCATAAGGAGAGATGCCGTTTGTCAAAAGAAGTGATTTGTGCACAATGCGGTAAAACTTTCAGCCCTCCTGAAATGCTTTACCCGAGCGAAAATTTATTCCCAAGCAGTACCCTGTATCCAGTAAGCGAAGAATCAAAAACGACCTGCCCTGACTGTTTGAACCAAAAGTAGGAATCACCCGACACGGTGCCCTACTTGTTACTTAACTTGCAGTTCCGCTATTGCCCGGTACAGCTCCGCGATTGCGTCTTCAATCTTTTGCAAGCGTTCCGGTGTAACAGGCGTTCCCTCTCGGATGACTTCTCCGTTTTCTCCAACAATGCGATCTTGCCATTGTGTCGGCTCATAGGTTTTCACGTTTATTCACCCCTCTCTACGCCGTGCTGGCGGATGTTGCGGATTGATCATTATGTCCTGATACATCACAATTGGTTTCAAAAAAAATCGTCCAGCTACAACCAACAGCAGATGCGATCTTTTTTGCGGTCTTGACGCTTACAGAATTTCCGTTTTCAGCTTTGGTAAGAGTAGATCTCTCCACACCCGCCCTCTCGGCTAATTGTTCTTGGGTTAAATCCATCTCATTCCTAAGATCAATCAGCCATTGTCTCCGCTTCATAATTCACCACCTTCTTTCAAATAATAGATATGGTTATTTTGTTCTGTATAATCACATTATATTGTTCTGTTTTATCACAGTCAATGCTTTTTGATATTTATCAGCACAAATATTTTTTTGTGACGAAAAATCACATATAATAAACAAGCAAAGGGGGTAGTACGTAGTGAGTTTGGGGTCGAGGTTAAAAGAATACCGCCGAATAAAAAAGGTGACTCAGGAACAATTATCGAATGACCTGAAAATTAACAGATCAACCTACGCCAAATACGAAACAAATGAAAATGAGCCTGATCTCGATACAATACAGAAACTTGCTGACTATTTTAGTGTTTCCATTAATGATTTGGTGGGAAAAAAACCAGAGAGTAACGTCTATGAGCTGTCCAAACAAAAAACTGAATTCATCATCAGAGAGATTGTGAAAAAGTACAACTTGGATCTAACAGAGGAAGGAATCAAGGAGAAGCTCGAAGCGATCATAAAGCTAGTCGTCGATGATTATAAGAGAAATAATTAGTTCGCGGAGTTGATCGGGGTTCAAGTTTGATAAGCATTCGGATGTCTCCATGATTTCACTGATTTTTGCCGAACATTCTGTCATTTATGTACATCCTCCTTTGGCAGTTGGCTGGCCTGTCCGAACTGGAGTTAGCCCCTTTAACTTTGCGTCCCTGCCTTTCGGCAGGTTTGCCTTTTGGTAAGTTTTGATTAAAACTAAATATCACAAGAAGGTGTCTATGTGGCTTTCAAAGTCGGTAGATGCCTGCTCCGGAAGCACCTGAGAGCAAGGGGTATGACGCAGCAAGATTTGGCGGATAGACTGGACATGCCTCGTTCGCAGATCTCCCAGTACAGCACGAACAGTCGAACCATGACATTGGAAACTGCAAAAACAATTGCTGCTGCTCTCAGATGCGACATCGATGATCTGTACGAATGGATCGAGGTTCGGCCGACCAATCAGAGACGGGGCAGGCGCAATGAGTAGGTGTTCCTACTCTCCGACGAATGTTACTAGGTAGTTAACATTAAAAGCCACTGGCAAAATATTCTTTATTTATATTGTGGAATAAGTATAATACCGCTTGAATGAGTTTGCTAGTCCTAATTCATGTCGAAAATAGTCGAAAATACTGGTAATTTCGTCCAATCTGTCGGCTGTAATACGATTATATGCGAACGTTTGTTCGTAGTCAACCGAATATTTTATGGTATTTTTTGTATGGAGGGGTATATATGGCAAGCGTTCAAAGGCGAGGAAAAAATTCTTTTCTTTTGGTTGTTGAGGTTGGCTACGATGCGGACGGCAATCGGATCAGACGGACAAAAACCGTGCACGTGAAGAAAAAGAGCGAAGCTGAGAAAGAGCTTGCAAAATTCGTGGCCGAGATCGAGGCCGGTGAGTATATCGCGCCAGAGAAAATGACGTTCCGATATTTCGCGGAAAATGAGTGGTTGAAAAAGTTTGCGGAAAAGAAATACTCTGCCAGGAACTTGAAAAATGAAATGAGCCGGTTGAACGCGCATATCCTTCCTGTTTTCGGGCACATGAAACTGGATCAGATCAAAACGATCCATATCGTGAACTTCATAAATGATCTCGAAAATGAAGGTCGAAAAGATGGGAGAGGCACACAATTGTCTGGTTCCACTCTATTGAACATCTATAAAACACTGGGTAGTATCCTTTTCAAAGCCACCGAATGGAGATTGATACCTAAAAACCCGATGGAGGGCGTGGATCGTCCTAAAGTTCAGAAGAAGAAAATGAACTTTTACGATGAAAAAGAAGCGGCTGCCGTCATCAATGCACTCTATCAAGAGCCGGATACATGGCGGTTATTTTTTCTCGGTGCTATGTTGGGAGGATTTCGGCGCGGAGAGTTGCTTGCTTTGGAGTGGCCGGATGTGAATTTCGAGGAAAATACCATCATGGTCAACAAAAGTATTTCGTTGACGGAAAACGGACAAGCCGTTGAAGGGAAGCCAAAAACAGAGGAGTCTGAAGGCATAGTGATTATGCCGGAATGGTATATGCAGGAGTTAAAAAGTTTTCACCTGACATGGGAAAAAGAAAAATCGGATGCCGGTGATGAATGGGAGGGTGGGAATAGGCAATTTATTTTTCATAACGGACTCGGCGAACCGTACTATTTCACGACACCAACATCGACTTGGAGAAAGTTCTTGCAACGTCATGGACTCAAACCGATTCGTCTGCACGATCTGAGGCACACTGCAGCTACATTGATCATCGAAGCAGGCATACAGGCGGGAGCAGATGCAAACATCACTCTAAAAGCCGTTCAGGAGCGTCTGCGACATACTAAGTATCAAACCACTGCAGATTTTTATGCGCACGTCTCTAAAAGAGCAAGCAAAGAGGTTGCGGCAGCACTTGATAAATTCAATCCGAAAAAATCCGTCAACAATTCGTCAACAAACGGAAAATCGTAGACATTCAGCCGTTCATACAAAAAAAGAAAAAACCTTGATTCCTCAAGGGTTTAACGGTGGAGCGGGTGATGGGAATCGAACCCACGCCGCCAGCTTGGGAAGCTGGTGAGGTACGTCTGTTTGCGGATGACAAAATCCGAATATCGTTGATATATCAGTGTTTTTAAGCTTTGTAATCTGGTGTAGTTTGCTCGTTTCGGATGGTTGTTGACGAATTCCGTCAACAGTTCGTCAACAGGATCAATTTTTCTGCCTGCCTCCCGGCAATAATCTGAGATGCGTCATCGGCATATTTATCGCTTCCGCCGTCGCTCGATCCAGACTTTCACCAAGCGCTTGTACCCTTGTCTCCATGATCATCCAGACCATTTTTCTTTTTGCATCGTCGATCGGGCAGCCCTCGCACGCCCAGTTATGAGTACATTCCGCGCAGTAGCCATCGAGCTCTTGCAGTACGGCTTCCATCTGTCGCGCCTTTTCTCTTACGTCTGACACGCTTACCACCCCTTTCTTCTGCATCGTTTCTTGGGGTCAGGAATACAATATCAGCAGGTTTGTTTTTCATGAGTCGGTGTTCCGTAGGGAACCCGGCTTTTTTCTGTTTCTGAAAAGTGCGTTCGGTGATCGGCCGGGGTCGGGTCCAGTAGAGGGATTCGATGTTGTTCCAGGAGCCCATTGTCACCAGCTCCTGCTTGAAAAAAAGTTTCCGGCCAGATGGGTACTCCTCAACGATATACTTCACGGTCTGTTTGCTGTGCATCACTTCATCACCTCGACCGTAATCCGGACGTGCGTGTAGGGGATGACGTTTTGCAGCACGTGTTCGAGCCATGCGTCGATGAGTTCGTCTTTGACAAAGCGCTCATAAATGATCTCCGGCTCATCGATCCGCTCGTAGCTGTACGGGCCCTGCAACTGAAAGATAAACACCGGAATCAAAACCCAAACACCTCCCCGATCATCTTCGGCAGCAGGTAAAACGTTGCCCATGCGACGAAGCCGACTGAAATGCCGATGCCAACGAGCGCCAGCAGATCTCCGGCGACTTTGGTCAACAACCAGAGTTTCACCAGGTCTTTCATTCGTACCATCCTTTCTGTTTGGGATGGTATATCTTATGCACGACATAGCATCTTTGATGACACTTTTTTATGCGTATGAGACAAAAAAATTAGCCGCTATATTTGCGGCCAGATGTCGTATACGGAAAGTCCTAATGTTTTCGCTATAGAATACGCTTTATCAAGGGAAGGTACTTTCCCGTTTATGTATGAATGTATCGTGTTGCGGTTTACACCTGAGCGCTCTGCAAGCCATTTGATCATTATACCGCGGTCTTCCAGTATTTCCTTTAGTTTGCATTCCACATCCCCCACCTCACCACGGATATTTCGGCAGCGGACTTGTCGAATCCTTTGGCGAAGCGTGGGAGGTTTTGGCGAAAAAAAAATCCCGCCCGAGGGCAGGAGGCGTACTCTAGTTTGTCTGGATCTTACGTATAACTGGGTGTTCCCAGTAGTTCTCTGCGACCTTCGGGATACCGCTCCAAGAGAAGTTTTCCCAAACGATCTTTCCTCTCGTTTCAGACCCAAACTCCATCTTCATCACGTTATCATTTGAAGTCTTTCCATACGCATCTTGCAGTGGTAGCACGATATTAAAAGCGACGGTCTTAATTTCTTTGTTGTCATTCAAAGCCTTTAACACATCGTAAGCATCCATCCACATACCTTGCTTGATCATTTTCTCGCTGAAATTGTCTTGAGCGAACACACGGATGAGCAGGAACCCATTGTCCTTATTGAAGTTCAATTCCAGAATGCTGTCTTTTTTGTCATAAGAGTTAGTTTCACCGAAAGCCTTATGCACAGCCGTCTTTGCAGCATTTTCCGGTTTTTTGGCTTCGACATCCGTTTTTGCTTTCGCTTCTGCTTCAGCCTTCGCTTTTGCCTCAGCTTCCGCTTGGGCTTTTGCTTCTTCCTCAGCTTTCTTCTTATCCTGTTCCGCCTTCACAGCTGTGTCTACCGTTTGTATTTGATTTGTTTCAGGGGCAGTTGTTTGACTTGTTTTTTCTGGATCAGAAAAGATTACAAAAAGTGCGATGACAGCCCATGCCGAGACAAGTGCTCGCAATCCTTTTGATTTTGTTCGTTTCCACAGCAGGAAAATACCTATGTACGGAGCGAAGATGCAAAGTAAAATGATGAACCATTTCCTTTGATGCCATTTTTCTTCCATCAGTAATTCCCCCTTTCAAGGTTGCAATAAATAGTATTCTTCTCTTGGAAATAAAATCCTTCCCAAACAAAAAAGCCCCGGCCGAAGCCGAGGCGAGTGTCACTTTTCCACCATATTTTTGAGCACCGCACAAAGCGTGCCCATATCTATTATTTCAGCCGGATCGTGGTCACTGGTCAGGAAACCTTTTGACCTGGCCCAATCGACTGCTTCTTGTTTCCAGTCTGTTTGCACCTGCAGACTGCACATCTCTTTCCACATAGCGAGGATGGATTGACCGTATCCATCGCCAGGTACCGCCCATTTGCCGTTCAAGTCCTCCCAATTCGGTGCGCTTCCTCGCTTTCCAACCTGCGCCAAGAGATCAAAACGAGGATCCACAAGAACAATACCGGCAGGTAGAGTGTCAGTCGTTGCGTAGCCCCAAAGATGCTGAAACTGCGCTTCGATGCCTTGCTCTGGTGTTCTGAATGATGCACCGGCCGCACCTCCGTTTGTAGCCCCAAGTCCAGCGAAGTTGTTTTGTTCAGGCTTCACCTGTCCGCCGAAATGCCAAGCGCCGGTCTCTTTGATGGATTGGCAGAAAGCCAGGTCGCCGGTGATTCCATATTTCTCTCCTATATCAAGGTAAAGCTGTGCATAATCAGGCGCGTTGGGATTCTTACGTTTCAGATATTCCCTCATCTGCGCGACTGTGGCTGTTGCCTGCCCAAAGATTGATGTCTTTTCAGTGGCGCTACGATACTGCCCGTATTTCATTTCTTCCAGCGGGAAATTCTTCCCGGGGCATGCATTCGGCTGCCAGTGTTTGTGGCCATCGACCGCTTTCACATTTTTAAAAATGCCTTTCAAGTAGCCGATGAGCCAGATACCGGCATTGAACTGTTCGTCCGACATGGCAGTGTCTACATTCTCAAAGTCTCCCTGAAAGCCGATGTGTACCAAGTGGTCGTTGTGATTCAGGATACCGGCCCCCATATACGTACCGCGCCCGCGGTAGACCTCCCCTTTTTTGCTGATCCAGTAGTTATACCCGATCCCGGACCAGCCCCGGGAGATATGCCACTGGTGAATGGTTTGAATATCTGCCGTAGGGTGCGCCATGTGATGCAGCGCAATGCCATCTACACGATCCGGATCCAACCAGACGCGGAACTCATCGTTTGCCCAGGTGAGGTTGGGATTGAGAATCTGGTAGTTCATCTCGAATCATCTCCCGGTTGCCGCTGCATCGATCGCGACATTTTCGCTTTCAACTCGGATTCCACCGAATTGAAAATGAATTCTGGAATCCATTTCCCCCAACCGGCCCGGATTGAATTTGCCGTGAAACTTTGCCACGTGTGATAGATCAGAGCTGTGACGATACCATAAAAGATAACCCCGGGAGTCCGAAAGGCAAGATCAAGCAGATTGGCAAATGCGGGCAGAGAAAGGATCACTACGGTTCGCAGAATACCCGCGATCCCATACTCCGAGGAATATGTCCCGTCTTTCCGCGCAGCTGCGATTCCTGACATCCAATCATAACCGATAGCCGCGAGCAATACCGCCACAAACATGAGATGATCCGGCCCATACACCAATTCAATCACCCCGCCGAGTCCGCCTCCGATCAATGCCGCCACCCCCGTTTCAATCCTGAATACATTGTCCAGATTCAAGTCTTTCAGCACAAAAATCACTCTCCTCAGTTTTTTGGTGCAAAACAAAAAAGCCTACTCTAAAAGAGCGGCTCGTAAATCTTCAAGCAGTTGGTTCTTTTCAGCAGTTGTCATTTGTGCGACCGGCTTCGCTTGCTGAATTCGTTCCTTGGCCGTAAGCGGCCGGGAGAAGTTTACTGTCTGGCCTGTTCCCTTCGGATGGTTCTTTGGCTGCGTTCCGATCTCTGCATTGAGATGCCTCATAGTCACACCGCCTTCACTGATACTTGGTTCTGGCCGTACTTTGTAGTGGACTTCGCGATTATCACGATGTCACCCGGTACGGTCGCGGTCACTGGCAGCCGCGCCTGACCGTTTACGCAAATGACGGTCTGAATGAGGGTTCCTGATCCGTCACGGAATTCGATCGGCTCTGTGCTGGCCGGATCGTCGACCGTGGCCGTGATGGTTGCCGTATCAATGCCGTTTGCGGTGATTTGCGGCTTATCTACTGTTACGGTAATGCGTTTGAACACGTTGACGGACTGGACGACTCCGTTGACGATGACGCCTTCCACGCTACCCGCGGCAAGTATCTGCTGTACAAGCGGGTCGTTATCGTTGATCCGGAAAACGAGTTCGCCTGGCTGCGGGTCGTAGGGCACGCCGTCTGGATAAAGCGAGTTCGTGCCGAAATCGGTGATTCTTTTACCTTGTTGATCAAAAATTATCAACATTATTTTCACCATCCTTTTATATAAAGGCTGTATAGTTAAAAACAACACCGTTTTCGTTCGATGTATCAGCAAATGAGCCGCTATCGCCAACGATGAAACCATTCGTCGTTATGTCGACCAGATAATATGGAGACCCACCACCAGACTTATATCCAGTTACACTATTTCCATCTCCAATAATCCTTATAGTGTGGTCAGCTGCGTTGCCCACAAGTCCGATATAGGTTACAGGTGTTGTTCCTCCAGATACAATAACCATTTTAGGGGTCGCCCCAATATTTATCGTTCGACTAGCTGTCCCATCACCTGTATATGATCCCGTGATTTTGGTGACGGCGGAACTTGCAAGCGCAAAAGCGCTCGCATGTTGGCCGTCTAGCATGTCGGCATCCAACCCGCTTCCGGATCCGTCGTTTCCGGCGTGCCATATGGTACTCGTGCCTACTCTAGCTACTGCTCCTGATATTTCCGGCATAAACTGAAAATTACCGCTATTGTCGATACCGAAGTATCCTTGTCTATCTCCTTGGCCATCAAGAAACTCAACATAGTTCCATCCACCTTCTTTGGTTCCTGCCGTTGACCCTGCATCTGTTTGCTTGAGCCTGAGGATGCCGTCCGTTGAGCTTTCGATAGTAAGACCACCTGTCATCGTATCCCCAGCCCTATTGACGGGTCTAATTCCCGCCAGCATCAATATCGCCGATACCAATCCGGGCAGAAGATTCGCCTGCCGTTGCGCAACGTCTGTCACGGCCAAAATATTCCCACTTGCATCTGTCGTAACTTGATAGAGAGCAATATAATTCGCCTGTGCGCTGTGAGCAGTTCCCCATGAGAGCGTCCCGTCAGGATTGAGATCGAGATAATACGTAGTCGACGCGACCGATGTCGTAAAAGTTGTGCTCGCCGGATTTCGTTTACGAAGTGTATTGTCTGTTTGTTTCGGATAAGCCGTACCGCCCGTAAAATCAAGTTGATTGGCGATCGATCCATTTTTGACTGCCGTACAACCCGAGAGGACAAACGGGTCAAACAAGCCTACTGGATACGATTGCACAGATTCGTCGTATTGAGTTTCCATCCTGTTTAGTTCTGCTGCTGAAATACCTGGTGCCGCTCCTTCGTTCCAGGTTGTTTTCGTATATGGCATTTGATCACACCCTTCCTATCGTGTCAGTTCGGACGATATTGATCGACTCCAAGTTCGTCTTATCCTTCGTCCACAATACCCTCGAAATGAGAATACCTGTGTTCGGCGAACCAGTTGCCCCAGCCCCCGCAAAAATCCCAATCTCGCGAATACTGATATTCGCCTCTGTCGGGGCTATATAGCAGGTACTTTCCAATACTCCGGTTCCTTGCACGGCCTGTTTCGTAAACGCCTTTCGAAACGCTTCTGCGCCGAGCTGCGTATTCGTGTTTACAAGTGGCAGGATTGTTCCGTTGTCCGTGCCTAGAGCCAGGTATTTGAGTGTGAGGTCTGTCACCGTGCCGTCGAGCGCATCGCGGATCAGGTTGAGCGCGCCGTCTGTTATCAGGTTTTTGATCTTGTGAACTTCTGTCCCGTTTGGCCCAAAGACATGGATTTCATATTCGCCCAACCAGCCAAAGATATTATCAACCACAAAACCACTCCTTTCAGCAGGGATAAAGCGTAGAACTCGGATAAAGAGTAGCGGACGGAACCGGGCACGCATACACCGTCTGTGTCTGATTTTCCGTCCATCCCCACGATTCGAACTGAGTGACAAGCCGGACCAAGATCTCGTTCTCGCGAATCACGAATGTCTGACCGGCTTTCACGAGCTTCCGGAAGAAGTTTACCCATCCGCCAACCACTTCACCATCCACAGCCTCTACGCTGTAGCGAATGACGTTGCCGGACACATTGTCAATATTCACCCGCTGAATCAGATATTGCCCGGTCAGGCCCCTGGATGGAAGGTCGATGGTCAAGAGTTGACCTGCTTTCAGACCGCTTTTGAAGGTCGTAAACGTCACCCGCTTGTCGATCTTTCCGTATCGGCGAAGTCGGCCTTTCGCGTATTCGAGAGCCGCATCTGCATCATCGATCGATGCTTGCTGTTCGACAGCTTCGTAGACCCCTGTTCCGCCCTCCTTGGTCTTGCGGTCTTGTATCCCGGCGGCATCTTCGGAAACGACGATGATCGGGAAAAAGCCTTTGTATATGATCTCAAATACATCTGTTGAAGTCAGCAACGTACCTGCATCGTCCTGCTTGATCTCTGTTTTGCCTTTGTTCCAGTAGAAATCCTTGCCACTGTCCAAACCGCCGATTCCTACTGTCTTAGGAACGGTGTTCACTGTGATCGTCGGCACTTCAGCAATTGGATAAAAGACATTGAACACCCGTTTGTCTCCGTCCCCTTTTTGTCGTTCAGTCTGCGGGTCAGTCACGTCCTGACCAGCTCGGATGTATTGCCGGTTGCGGTACTGACTCCGGTCATGCGTGACTTTCAGGTCGCGCGTCGGTTGACTTGTCTCTGTGATCGACCAAGGTGCATCGTTTGTAGTACGCTCCAGGAAGTGCAGCACCTTGTTTGCGTCGATATAAAACATGAAGCCTGTGAGCTCCGCAACGTCCTGCAGGGCCTCACTGGCTCGGTCATAGTTGAACACGGCTGCCGACACAGTTGGCCCGGTTTGGATTGTACCGGCTGTGACTCCTTCGTCAGCAAGATACTTCGTCAAGAGATCGTTAACGATGAATCCCGCCGTCTGGTTCCGATACGTTTCCGCGACGATCTTGCGGTCAGCGATCTGATGCCAGTCAACGCACGTGACCGAATATACCAGGTCCGTTCGAGCGATCAGGTCGGACTCTTCCACCTCGTCGATCGTCCCGCCGAAGATCCGGACACCAGCATCGTCCTCGATGATGATTTCCATGCCTTCCTCCGGTGCGCCGAGACCGGATAGATTCATCATCTCGAATGTACACACGCTTCGCTCGTTGATCTGGTCGGTGATCCGCAGGGTTCCGTCTGAAATATCAGCGCCTCGATTTACACCAGCAATCTTGACGATCATGTCCGGACACCCGCCTTCGCGAGATACCGGATCAGCGCCGGGCCAACGCGATCCACAAGGTCACGTTCCCCATAAAAGGTATTGCCGGTGATGTTGATCGTGAGCCCATTACCGCCACTCGCTCTTGCTCCGCGCGGAAGTACAACCTCTCCCTCTTCCAGGATCGCCGGAACTTCACGGGGGCCAAGTTTTGAAACAAGTCCGCCGGAGTGATATCTTGTCGGTTCGTTTTGGAGTATGGCGTCCACGTTCGCCTTTGCCTTGTCCATGATGATGCCTACATCTTCCGTTGATCCGGATCTCCGCGCCTCGTCAATGAGCCGTTCATACTCGGACTGGACGGCGCCTTGAACCGACTTCCAGCCCTCGTCATTGGCAACCAGATCAAGGTTTCCTCCGGCTGCCGCAGACTGGCCAAACCGCATACGGTCGATTTGCTCCTGGGACATGCCGAAGTTGGCCCCGCCTGGTTTGAAGGAGTCTATGAGCTGTTTGGTGCGATTGACTTGTTCCTCGACGGCGCTGGCCATATCCTTTGCGGCTGATTCGACCTCACCCGTTTTGTTGCGGATACCTTCTGCAAGTCCTTCAGCAGTGTACTCCCCGATCTCCATCATGACTTTGGACGGCGACGCGATCCCCAATACTTTTTTTGCCCAATCGACGGCCTTGTTGAAAAATTCGCTGATCTTTGTATAGAGCCACGCGGCCATATTCGTGATACCTTCCACAAAACCCCGGATGAAGTTCTCGCCCATGCTGAGCGCATCTGACTTGATTTCTTGCCATTTTTGCATCATCTGAGTTTTCAGTTCAGCAAGTTTTGCTGCGATTTTGCCCGGCGCTTCAGCAAAGAATGTGACAACCGAATTCCACATGTTCGAAACGGTTGTTTTGACTGCCTCAACCGCATCCCAGAAGGTTTGTTTGATCCCCTCCCACATGCCCGATGCTATAGAGGCAATCTTATCCTTGGCAAACTTAAACAAAGTTTTAATATAAGTCAGCATAAATTCTGTCCGTGCTGCTATAGCAGCGAAAGCACCACCCCATATTTCCTTGAATCCTTGCATTAAGTTCAGAATGATGCTAACGATGTTTTCTTTGAAACCTTGGAACGTCTTCCCTAATAGCTTCCAGTTGCCTGTAGCGATGCTGTATACCGCCAAGAATGCCGTGGCAAAAATCGTTTTGATGAAATTCCAGGCTTCATCAATTACCATCACAATCGTCTGCCAAACTGCGCGGAAAATCGTCTTAATATTTTCCCATCCCGTCATAACGATTGGCCCGAGGACATTCCAGACGGACTGAAATATGCCGGTGATTTTGTCCCATGTGCTTCGGAAAAAGGAGACAATGCCATTCCACACGGCGGTTGCAGTTTGTTTGATACCTTCCCACAATCCAACAAAAAATCCACTGATCCCCTGCCATACGCTGATGGCTGTCTGCTTGATGGAATCCCAGGTGGCTGCGGCTGTTTCTTTGATCCATTGCCACGCGGCACCTAAAGCGTCTTTTATTTCGTCCCAATGGGATATGATGAGCGCTCCAATGGCTATGACTGCGACAATGCCAGCTGTCACGGCTGCGATGATTCCAGCCCACGGAGCAATTATTGCCCATTGAGCAGTTGCGACGGCCCCCAATGCCACGGAAAGGAATCCCAAAGCTCCGACTATTAAAAAGATAGCTCCGGTTACGGCTGTGCTGATTGCGATAAACCGTTTTGTCTCTGGAGATAGTTTGTTAAATCCATCTACTAAACCTTGTAATACATCTGCAAGCCACTTCAATGCCGGTGATAACGCGTCACCGATGCTGATCTGAGCAGTTTCAGCGGCCCCGCTAAGTTCTTCAAGAGCTCCTTTGAGATTGTCTTTCATTTTTGCCGCTGCCTCAGCTGAGGCTCCACCGGAGTTCTGTAGTTCCGCCGTAAGGGTTCGTAGTTTCTCAGGCCCTTTTTCGACAAGCGTCAGCATACCTGTCATAGCTTCGGTGCCGAATATAGTCGATAGCGCCTGGGCTTTCTGCGCGTTTGTCATGCCCTCGGTGGACGTGCGTAATTGAGATATGATTTGATCAAACGGCAGGAATTTTCCACTTGCATCGGTGATGGAAACGCCAAGATCTCGTAATGTGTTCTGAGCTTCTTTCGGAGGATCTACGAGTCGCAAAAGCGCGGCCCTGAGCGTCGTGCCTGCTTGCTCCCCTTTCATCCCTGCATCGGCCATAATTCCAGTCGCAGCTGCCAATTCCTCCAGGCTAATTCCTAATGATTTTGCAACTGGAGCGGCGAATTTAAATGCATATTGTAAATCATCTACGCCTGCAGCAGAACTGTTTGCCGACATTGCAAGCACGTCGGCAACCTTGGATGCCTGAGAAGCTTCCAAGCCAAACGCATTGAGGGCTGAGGCAACCGTATCCGCAACCAACGCCATATCTTGGCCGGATGCTTCAGCGGCGGCAATCACTCCGGGCATTGCGGCAATAATCTGCTGTGCGTCGTATCCTTTGGCCGCCATCAATTCCATTCCAACGGCAACTTCTGCGGCACTTTTTGACGTTGATGCCCCGAGATCCAGTGCTGATTGGCGCAACGCCTGCAAATCGGAGTCGGTAGCCTGCGATATCGCTCCCACCCGACTCATCTGTGCATCAAAGTCCATCGCTTTGTTGACCGCAAAACCGAGTCCAGCCGCGATCGCTCCACCTGCAGCTGTGAAAGCCGTTCCGATCTGCTGTCCTGCCTGAGAAACTTGTTTACCCAGCTTACCCCAAGTTCTATTAAACTCTTTCATGTTCTTTTCAAAACCGCTAATGTCCGCTCCGATCCGAACGGCCATACTCGCGATAGTTTCTGCCATGTCATCACCCCCAAAAGAGGAAATAAAAAATCCCCGTCGAAATTCGTAGGGGACTGTAAATTATTTCAACTGAATTCGTATATTTATACCGAAAGGAGAGATCTCTGTGACTAGTGGGTTAGCTGCAAAACAACGCCAGCCAAGACGCCACAGCTTAGCTATTGCGGCAAGTATATTTGCTCTTGGAGGAGTAATTTTTACGCTTACTCTTCTGGGCGCTGTAATTGGAATCCCTATGCTGATTATTAGTGGAATTATTTTTTTGATCCGCTCTCGAATTAAGATGAATTCTATCGAATGCCCATCTTGCAAAACACCGAATAAGATCGAATTATCCGTCCAGTATTTTAATTGCGAACAGTGCCTAAAAACAGTACGAAAAGAACAAGGGGAATGGGTGGCTGCTGGTTAAAGTTCAAACTTTTTCTGCAGCTCCTTCCATTCCCGATCTCGTTCCTCTTTGCTGAGCTTTTTGGGCTCGGCATTTTTGTTCAGTAGCTGCTTAATGCTCGGCAGCTTCCTGCGGCGTTCGAGCGCCGCTGACAGCCAAGCGTGATAGACTAATAGCTCTGTCTCCTGGTCACGCCTCCACACATAACCTGATACCAGTTCTTCAAACTCCGACAGCGTCAAATCCCAGAACTCATCCTGCCGCAATGCAAGGGGGCCGAAGGCCAGCTTTCTTAGTTCTGACCAGTCGGCCCCTTGGAGTTTTTTGCTGACTTTGTAAATGCCTCTGTGATTTTCTGGCTGACATACTCCATATTTTCGAAGTCAACCAAGTTACCGACTTCCTGCTCGGTGATATCAGGGGCTTCATGCAGCAAACCTGCCCACAAAAAAGTACGAATCTGCTTCATTCCCATTGGGACATTCGTCAACTCCGAAACAGAAACGCCCAAGCGATCTTCCAGTTCTGCGAGGGCGTTTAGCGTGTATCGAAGTGTGCGCTTTTTGTCGAGTTGAACCTCCACAAATCCGCGTTGTTTGTTGGCCATTACGGAACCTCCACAACCGCAACAGTTACTGTGGTAACCGCGCTGTAAGTCACTTGTGCTGATCCCGATGCATCATTAAATCGGCTTTGTGCAAACGGACCGATAATCGTTTCTGCTCCTGCCGCCACGTTTACGACCGCATCGTGGTCAAACCCATAATTGCAAGCGGTTTGACTGTTCACAGTCACCGTGATAGCCGCAGCGCTTCCGTTTTTCACATGCAAGTAAACACGTCCCGAGTTGACGAACGAATCTCCACCAACTGCGGCTCCTGAAAAAACAGGAGCCAGACCAGTCAAAGCTGTTCTCTGCACTGTCAATACTGCCATCGTTCATTCACCCCTTACGCCTTAGTCAGCGCGCCGGTTCCAGTCAGCGAACCGCTGGCCGTCGCCTCGCCGTCGTGCGGGCCTTCGTAAGAAAAGTCGGTGAGTGTCGCTTTGCCGGTATACGTGTTTGCAGCAGGAGTCGACAACCGAACTTGTACTTGTGTTTGATTCATAAACATATTTTCCAAGGCAGTCAAACCAGCATCACCTTGGATGAGCAAAGCATCAAAGTCCAGCGACCAATTCCGAATCGACGGCAGACCCTCATGCCAATTGTTACTATCTTTGCTGGTTGTATCAATTTCATCGGTACCCATGTTCAGCGTTGCTCCGCGCTGGCCGCCGACTGCCGTCCAAACAGGGGCTGCTTCAGTCCCCGTATTCACTTGCACAATAAAGTCAACACCACTTACTGCTGGCATGTATTACACCTCCGGTTCAATGTCTTGGATTTTGAATCTGAAACGCAAAACGCCGTGCCTTGTAGTGCCATCCGGATCTCGGAAAGTTTCGTTGAGGTCGAGACTGTGCACGATGGCCTTGAACTTATCCGCCGACATGTCAAGCGGGCTGATTGTCAGCGCTTGAATCACTTGGTCGATCAGGTCTTTTACCTCGGTCATCCCAATGTACTGACTCCAGACATGGAGCGTGTGCGTGACTTCCTGGCCGCTTGTCAGTTTTGTAGACCAATCTACCGACGTATCCTCGCCGATCGTCACATACGGAAAAACCGCACTCTCCGGGACGGCATCGTAGATCGGTACGGTCAAGTTGCTTTTGAGCCGGTTATAGACGGCTTTCTGCAAAGGCAAAAGCGGAGATCGTTTTTTCACTTTTTCACCGCCCCTCTGATTGCTTGTTTGACACCGGCGATATAGTTAGGACGTTCTTGTTCCCATGCGGGCATCATATATGGATGGGCTGCCATCTTCAAGGTCCCGAATTCAATAAAATGCGCCCGCCATTTGAGGCCAGGTGCAATCTCAGCCGAAAATCCGTCGCTTGAATACCGCGCACGAATGCTCTTTTTCAGACGTCCGGAATCCACGGGTACTCTTTGCTGCGCGCCTTTTCGAATCGCGTTCGCGGACTTACGAACCTGAGTTCTAACTGCCTTCCGAGCCTCAACATCAAACTTGTTCAGTTTGCCGATCACTTCGTCCATACCCACAATATTCACTTTCAATTTGATGCTGCCGCCAGGCCTTGCCATCACACCACCTCCGAACACATCAGAATTAATTCCCGGTGCCGTTCTTCTGGATCAATTACGGCTTCAATCACTAATGTTCGAGTACCATATGACAGTCGCATGGACGGATTCACGTCGGCGCGGTATCTGATCGTCACTCGATGCGATAGGTTCGCCTGTATCTGTTGCGCATCGTACCGTTCTTGCCCTTTTAGCGGGTATACATCAGCATATACGGTTCCCGCGCTAGCCCATGTCTCCGTATAGCCCCCTGCGCCGTCATCGATTCGGGCTATTTGTTGAATGGTGATACGGTGTCGCAAGTTCCCTATACGCAAGAGGAACACCTCCTTACACTGGGACAACCCTGTCGGGCCAGAGTAGCAAATGTACAGCCTCCGGTACGTCCTGACTATCGGGATTCTCGAATCGATGGGCAATAAACAGTTTGACCGCTGTTTGGTATAGGGGAGGCACCGCAGATATGTCCCCATATCCCGACGTAAAACGTATACGAACCCCGTTCATGGACTGCAAAGTAATGCTCGGCCAGCTTTTTCCGTAAGCAAGATCTATTCGCCCCCGCTCAGAGGCGTTATCAACTATATAATTTGATGGGTCCCAGATAGTCTCGACACCGGATTGATCGACAAACGTAATACTGTCTACAGTCTGGAGAGGCGGCCTCGGAAGATTCAACGGTAAATCCGGTAACTCATCCAAGATCAGTTCCCATGTTTCCGTAACATAGGATCTATTCTGAAATTCCCGACAGTACCTGCATGCAGAATTAAGCAGATCAGTTAGCAAAGTATCAAAGTCGGTTCCATCGATCCGCAGATACGCTTTGACCTCCGACAGCCAAGCGGGAGGCGTGGTCGGCGGGGTGATTAATTTCAGCGCCATTCGTCATCACTTCCTACGCTTCGGCTTTTCTTCATCCTCCGGCTCTTCGACCGCTTCTGCATAACCGCCGTCAATCAATTCTTTTGCTTCTTTCAAGTCGGTATCAACTATCTGTCCGGCCATGCGAATGCCATCCGGTCCTGCTGATGTCGTTTTCATCTTGATCTTCATACGATCACCCTTTCTTAAAGATAAGAGGCCAAGCGATTAGGCTTGACCTCCATTCTTAATCAATTTATACAGGCTGCTTACGGGGACCACCACGAACCACGACTGCGCTTGTCGGCAGGCTGGGAGATGTCCCTGCAATGGCTGTAACCGCTACGCGAATATATCGTTTACGTCCAATATATCCGCGTTCGTATGTCGTTTCGTCGTTAGTCGTATCAATCGCTGGCAATACCCCGCCCAAAAGATCCGCAGCAGCCACATCAGTAAAGGTCGTATTGTCGTCCGATTCCTGAATCTTAATCGTGGCCGTAGGGGTTGTTCCACCGAAAAGTCCCAAGTCAAGCAGTACCAGTGCGCCCTCAAAACCTTGAAGATCTACTCCGGTTCCATTCAAGGTTGCTGTTACAGCCTGCGCCCGGATTGAGGACGAAGGAGAATTGACATTATACATGTCCATCGTTGCCATCGTATTTCACACTCCTTTTTTAATGGTCAAATTAAGCCAATTTTACGCGAATGAACGCCTCTTCCAATACAGGCATTGCATCCGTTTCAAGCCGACCGATAAATCCAATCTGATTCGTCTCAGCATACAATTCCACAAGGCGCTGAACCGACAGTGCCAGAGAATCAGCAACCCAATACTTGCTGAAATCCCCGATCATACCGACATATTGACCTGTCGTGAAAGTATTCGGAACGTATTCCGAATTGACAACCGGAATTCCAAGCAGCCGATCTGCAGGACCGTTTTGCAAGTTTGGTTGAATCAAATACTGCCCGTTTGTATCCTTCAATTTGTGGATTTGTTCCATGGCATTCCGATGGAATAACCAGCGTGCATTCATCCAATACGGCTCTTTAAGCGTATATTTCGCGGAGATCAGCCCATCAGTTTGAATAGACGTGGTTGTATTTCCATCGCTTACATCGCGCCCCGTGCTGATTCCGTTGGCAGAAGCAACAAAAAGTCCGAGCGGCTTGTCTACACCGTCCCCGGTCATGTAGGCTTTTTCCATCGCGACTCCAAACTTATAAGCCAACCGATCGCGTACTAACTGATCGATATTAATGGCAGATTGGGCGAGCAGTTTGTTAGAAACCTTGATCCGTTTTGCAAGCGGGTGTGGTTTCAACTCCCGCTTTCCGAATTTCATTGCCGTATCTTCCGCACCGGTTGCCAGTTCACTTGTCCAGTCAGCATCTGAGATATCACTGTCAAGTGTGGGCACCCCCAAACTTTCAGCGCTGCCCAACGGAAGGACGGTTGCCAATTGGCGGATAACTAAAGCATTGTCAATCGCTTTAAGCAAATCATTAACAAATTGCTGCGGAGTTACAACGAAGCCCCCCAGTGTTTTGTCGGTTACTTGCAAAGCCCGCGATTCATCCGCAGACAAAAAGTTGAGTCCGACTTGGAGGTAATGGTTAAACGATGTCCGGTATTCTTCTGTTTCGCGCGGATCGGTGCCACGTTGAACCGGTGAACCAGGTTCCGGACGGTGTGCCGGATGCGAAACCGTGGTTAACCCACGCTCCAGCTCGGCTTGTCGTTCCTCTGTCTCGATGCTGTCGCCCAATTCGTTAATCTCTTTAAACCGGCGATCGTATTCCTGCTTTTCTTCTGCGGTCAAAGAGCGGTTTTCTTTTTCCGCTTTGTCCAGGATATCGCGTGCATCCTTGATTAATTGAGCACGCTTTTGACGCATTTCAATAATTTTTTTCACAAAATATCACTCTCCTTAAAGTTTAGATAAAAGATCAAGCTGTTTTCTTTGCAAATCAAAATCCGGCGGCTCTTCCGTACTAGGTCGAGAATTAAATATTTCTTGCAACGATCTAACGGATACATCGGTTGCTGGGTAAGCCGGAAAGGTTACCGGAGATACATCAAACAATCTGACTTCTTTTAGGACGCGAACAGGATTGTTCATGTCTCCTTCCCAATCCTCGCGCAGCGCCTGAAACCCGAAAGACATCTGGTCGACATCCCCGCGCTTAATGGTTTCCATGAGGTCGCGCGCCCATTGCGTGTTGGGCGGTGTAATCTCAATTGCCAGGCCCTTCTCATCTTCGGAAAGTTTCAACGTCCCACTTTTCGTTCGACCCAGGACATAATTAGGGTCATGGTTCCACAAAGCGCGCACGTCAGCTTCTTTAATCGTCTTGCTGAAAGCACCGGGGGCGATTTTTTCCCTGAAAAAGAATAACTCTTCGGACAAGGAATTGAAAATCGCCGCATGACCTACGATTTTAGGATTTTCTGCGTCATCTGCTCGAATTTCTATACCCGCCAGCGTGAAAGCCCTATGTTCCATCTTTGTGTCGGAAGATCTTGATTTTAATTCCGGCGGTTCTACCTCAGCGTCCCGTAAATGAGCAGCCAAGTGGTTATACACTCCTTGTCTGTCGGCATCCGGGATTGTAGTACCTCCCCGTGCGCCATTCAGTACGGCTATGCCGGTTGTACAAGCGCGAATATTCGCAGCACCGGGATTGCCGTCACTGTCTACTTCATGGTGAATAAACTTATAGGCATTCTTTTTTGTTTCATCACCATCGGGATCTCGCCACGCATATGCTTTGCGGTAGAAAGCATAATCATGATCTGTTTTTAATCGGGCCTCATTGGCAGGACCATCCCATGACGCATCACTCGTTGGTGACCTATGTGTAGGTATCGAAGGCATGTACATCACTCCTTTCTTTATTCCGGTTGAGTTTGACCCACTGGGGCCATGTTCAACGGAACGAGGAATTCATCCAGTCCATCCTGCGGGTTCAGGTTTTCTTTTTCGCGGACCTCATTCCGATTCATCCATCCTTTATCAATGGCGATCCCATATGCCTCAAACCTTGTTTTGACATCCCCGCGAAGCAGACCATCCACAACAAACTCCGCAAAAAAAAGCCTCCTTTCGGTAGGCGTAAAAAGCTTGAATTGTATACTTTGTTCCAATCGAACCAACCATGGCCGGATTGTATGAACCACAAAATCAATAGACTGCTGTTCCACATTGGAAAAGGTTGCGCGTTCCAAATCACCGATCATATGCGGCGGTATTCGGAAAATACGGGCAATCTCATTGAGCTGGAACTTACGGGTTTCCAGAAATTGTGCATCTTCCGGCGGAATGCCAACCTGCGTATACTTAAGCCCGTTTTCAAGAACCATCAGCCTATGGCTTTTCCCAAGTCCTCCATAATTTTCTTGAGCATCTTTTTTGTACCGTTCATAAGCTACATCGCTGAGTGTGCCCGGATATTCAACAATGCCCCCAGGGTGAGCGCCATCACCAAAAAAACGTCCCCCAAATTCTTCAGTAGCCTGAGCCAAGCCAATTGCCTGCCGGGTCATCGCAATTGGAGAGTAACCCACAAGGCCATCAAACCCAAGCCCTGGAATATGCAGCACCTGCTCTTTTGATAACAGAGCCAGAGTACCATCCGGCAAAACAGTTTTATACTCCAATTTCTTCGTGTTTTTGTTCCGTTCCGGCCATGTTCGATCCGGAAGAAGAGGCCATAAGGCTACAATATCCCCCGCACCATTCCGCTCAATCTCCGCATAGGCGTTTCCCCATAAGGCGATATGCCCCATCATGGTTTCGCGAAGTGTGAATGAGGTCATTTCCTCATTTGCGACGTCATGCAGGATACTATATAGCGGATGATCAGGAGCACGGGCTTTTCCTCCGCCAGATAAGCGGCGATACACCGGAAACGGGAGTGATGCGATGGTTTCTGCGAGAATTCGCACGCAAGCATAGACCGCCGTTGTTTGCATCGCTGTCTTTTCGTTAACTGCTACCCCTGTATAGGTCGTCTGGCCGATACCAAGTAGATCAGTCAACCATTTTTCGGGATTCGACGGATGGGATCGTTTCTCCAGCCACTTTGATAAAAGCGGAATTCTAATACTGATCACCCCCTTTACAGAGTTCTAATGCCGCGCGTTTCGTACACAGACTCGGCATCGACGTTTTCAAACAATAACGCCGTCGCCATGGAGTTGATTAATGCAACGGTCAAGTCAATGCGATCCATGGAACGGTTCTTCATCGGCTTGATATTTTCGTTGCCATCGACCGCAACGACGACGTTCCCCCAACACCAACGAGCGAGTGGGTTGGCTTCATGCGTCATCTGACCGGACTTCATGAGGCGCTCAATGGTTTTCATGGCTGGACTCATCTGCGCCATCGTTTGTGGGATCTCCACTACTTCCATGCCTTCCCGCATCAGCCGTTGCGTAAGCATTCGGCTGTTCCACGGGTCAGTTCCCAGTGTTGCGATGTTGTATTGTTTGTCGGCCGCCAGCAGCCGGGCCTCGACGAAATCATAATCGATGACGTTTCCCGGCGTGGCGTGTAAATATTTTTGATTCACCCAGCGATCATAAGGAACATGGTCCCGCTTTACGCGCTCCGTCATGTTGTCTTCCGGGACCCAAGCATCATGGATAAACCGCCAGTCTGGAATACCTTCCTGGGGTGGGAAAAGATAAACGACCCCGGTAAGGTCCGTCGTGCTGGACAGGTCAAGTCCTGGATAGCACCGCTTGCCGATCAACTCAGACAAATCCCATTTTCCCGTCGTCTGATCCCAGAGCGTGAGCGGCTGCCATCCGACGCGTTTGAGCGACACCCATTGATTGAGCCTGAGCCAACGAAAAAGACGCTCGGCAGCTTCGCTATTGCGAGCTGTAAGCGCCTCTTGCCTTACACTTTCTATGCTGATCGTATGGCCGAGCGATGGGTTTGCCTTATACCAAGTCTCTTCGTCGAAAATGTCGGCGTCCTCGGGAGCCGAATAAATCTTCACATACCAGTATGGATCATCCTGTTCTCCGGAAAGTATCTTCTGGGCCTTCTCGTGGATCTCCCATCCGATCGATTTCCGGTCCGGATCGTCGCCAGCCGTCGTGATAACCCACCATATTGGTTCTTTCCGAGCTGCCCCGGCGCCAAACGTCATCACGTCCCAAAGATCGCGGTTAGGCTGCGCATGGAGTTCATCGAATATGACCACGGTCGGGTTGATGCCGTGTTTGGTATACGCCTCAGCCGAAAGTACTTTCATGGTCGTTCCGGTCTCGCGGTTTTTGATCTCTTTTTTGCTGTCTGTGACCTTGAGAGTCGCTTCAAGCTCAGGCTCTTGCTCGATCATCCCACAAGCCGCCCGGTAAACCAATTCAGCCTGTTGTCGGTCAGCAGCACAACAGTATATCTGACCGCCGGGGCCATCACAAACAAGATGATAAAGAGCAATGGCGGCAATCAGAGATGTTTTTCCGTTTTTCTTTGGGATCTCCAAGTACGCGTATCGATACTGCCGATAGTCGTCATCCTTTACCGTGCCGTATACATCCCACAGTACGTTGTATTGCCAATCAAGCAGTTGGAAAGACTGCCCGTAGAAGTCATCGACGGCATGGAGCATCTGGATAAACTCGATCGGTTCTAAGGCTCTCGCTTTATCATGCGCCATTGCCACCACGCCGTTTCATGAACTGCGCCATTGCAGATTCTTTATTCTCCTCCGGCGGCGACTTTGGAATAGACTTGATACGGGCAGTCGGATTCAGGAACATGCGATCCTCCAATTTGAGCAACATGTCTCGCGTCTTCATGACCTTGTCCGTTACCCCGGCGATTGACTCGTAGATTCTCAATCGATCGTCTACGTCATTGACCTCGTCGATGTCCTGCCGCATGTGTTCCGTCATCTTTGCGAGTGCCTGCTCCTGGCTAATGAGCAAGCAGTACCGGTTGATGATCTGTTCGTCCAGTCCGTCAACGTACTGGATGGTCTTGTAAAGTTTTTTGAGTCGCGAGAACTCTCGATGCGCAATCGGGTCAGCTTTCACGGCGGGCGACTCTTTAAACGTCGTTCCGGTGTAAAGAGATTTCTCCGCCTTGCCCCGATGTTCGAGTTCCGCTTTTGTCCGGTGGCTTTTCCCTTCCAACTTGAGCAATTGAACAGGTTTGCTAGGTCTTCCCGCCATGCGATCACCTCCTGAAAAAGTTTCATTTTGGGAAAAAATCTCGCGCGAAGGAGATCGGAAGAGCACACGTCTGAACTCCAGTCA